GAATTTTATGAAGAACATAAGTTTTTGCTGCTGTAATAGTTATGTCAGCGGCAGCAGCATTTGCTATAGAACCTGTTGCTGCATTAGCCGTTGTTCTTGATCCATAAGCAGTTCCACTAGATGCAGCAGTTAATCTTCCTTGAGCATCAACTGTAATACTGGTATTTGTGTAAGATCCTGCTGATACTGCAGTATTTGCTAAATTTAAAGTTACATCTCCTTCAGTACCACCACCAGACAATCCAGTGCCAGCGGTGACTGCTGTTATATCACCAGCACCACCTCCTCCTCCTGATGATGCAATTGTAACAATACCAGTTGGACCACCTGTCAATGTAATATTAGATCCAGCAACAATAGAAGTTACAATTCCGGTCAAAGAAACGCCAGATACTGCAGGAAGTGTTGATGGAAACCTTGCATCTGGAATAGTTCCAGAATCAAGTTCGGATGCATTAAGTGTAGTGAGAGAAGCACCAGAACCACTAAATGTTGTTGCAGTTACAACACCAGTGATGTTTGCACTACCAATTCCCGTAATATTTTTAGAGTTAAGATCTAAATTACCACCTAATTGTGGCGTTGTATCTTCAACTACATTACTAATACCACCACCGCCACCACCACCGGAAGCACTAATTGTTACTCTTCCAGTGCTTCCAGATAAAGTAATATTTGAACCAGCAACCAGTGAAGTAACACCAGCTCCTGTCAACCTTTCTCCAGCGATAGTTACTTGAGTAGCGGAAATTATTCCAGTATTGCCACTTATAGTAATTCCTGTACCAACAGTGATTTCATTTGTAGATCCATTCAAGGTGACAGAACTAGATCCAACCGTCAATATACCAGTAACTCTAGCATCACCATTAACATACAAAGAGGTTCCTGATGCCCCAACAGCACCAACCTCAAGTGTAAATCTAGGATTGGTGGTTCCAATACCAACACTAGAAATAGTATTAATACCGGCGCTAACAGTATCCCATACACCCCCACTAAAACTTAAGTTATTACCATCACCAAAATAATCATAAATTTCAGAAAAATTAGCATTGACTTTTTGAGCACCAGCTCTTAAATTATCGCCGCTCCCGTCATTAGGGGATGAACCTGTTCCTATTCCCTGTCTTGCCATTATTCTTTGGGTTTAAAGATATTTATATTGTATGAGTATTGTTTTTAAATCTAAGGTATCTTGTTCGGGTCAATGTATCTGAAGTTGATAATCCTAAGAATCCGTTTAAAGTTCTTGCTTCATGAGTAAGTTCTTTTGTTCTAGAATTAACTATGGTTTTACCCCAACTAAATTCACCAAAATAATTAGAAGTGGATATTCCGCCAGCAAAAGATGCTAGGCCAGAATTATCAAAAGTAAGAAGTGTGCTATCAAATGATTCTGTGGTTGAGCTAAATCCAATAGTTCCTAATCCAGAGATTGTAGAATTTACTCTTACAACGTTAGTAGATATTCCACCAATATTTCTTGAAACTATTTGAACAGATTTTGCTTGGAATACTGAATCAATGTTTGATGTCGTAATTCCTATTATATTATTTGATGTATCAAAAGATGTAAGATTGCTAGATGAACCATCAACAGAAGCATTAGAATTAAATACTGTGAAGTAATCACCAACAGATATTGAACTCAATGTTATCGCAGATCCGACTAAGTTTGTATTTCTTAATTCGGAATCATATGGAATATGGAACTCTAAAATAATTTCATTTGTAGATGATCCAACTGTAGTTGTTCCAAATCCAACAATAACACCTGAATCTCCAGAATAAGAAGAAACATCACAAGTCTCTGTTTGTTGCGCTGGGGGACTAATAAGAACTAATGGTGGATTAGTTTGACTGTATCCAGATCCACCGTCAGTAACAGTGATTCCACTAACAACTCCATTAGTAATTGTTGCAGTCGCTGTTGCAGTTGTAGATCCTATACCAACACTTACATCAGGCGTTGTTGAATATCCAACACCACCATTATTGATTGTAATTGAAGTAATAGTTCCAGTAGAAGAAACTACAGCAGTTGCGGCCGCTGCTACAGTTTCTTTGGATGAAGAAATTGTTACCTTATTTTGAATCGTGTTTCTAAATGTAGGATCTACATTCTCACTATTAAGGTTAAATAATGGTCTTAATCTATCAACATAGATTGTAGTAGAACCAATACTAACAGTTTTAATAATATTTGCTATTGGATTGATAACAGGTTCATAAATTTCTCTGTCTTTACCAACTTCCTTACCATTAATAATCTTATCTTGAGTTTGTCTACACCATGTTATTGGTCTTTCAAAAGTAGTATCAGTAACATTTCCTGGTCCAAAGTATGGAAGAGTATTGCACTTATCAACATTTGTAATAGAACTAATTGTTCTAGCATTTTCTTGCTGATATGGTTTTTGACCCTGATCTGGATCATAATTTAAAGTAACTTCATCTCCAAATTTAATAGTTTCAATAACTTCTCTCTCAATAACATCTAAATCATCTCCACTTCCTTTATAGAAAACAATTCTAAGGGTGTCATCAATCTTTAATGGTTCAGAGAAAGTTATTTGAGAACCACCATTAAACTGATAAGATTCTCCAGGACGCTGAAGTATTTCATTTACAAATACTAACAGTAACTGGTCAAGTTCAATCTTCGATCCTTTTGATTTGTTAATAGATATTGGGACACCAGCTTTGAGTAATGGGAAATCGATTCTGATGCCATCAATAAATTCAGAAACATCATCAAATGTTTCCAGAACACCTAAAGACCACCCACTGAATTCATCATTAATAACTTTTTCAATTTCAATTTCAAATACGTTTGAAGAAGAGAATGATGAAGTGGTAGGGATTCCAATTGTTCCCCCAATAGCAACCGTTAACCTGTCCTCATTTGCATAACCGAATCCGGTATTTGTAATTTCAAAATCAATAACACTAGATCCCTGACCGACTACAACATCAATCTTTGCCTGTGTTCCTAGTCCAGTTGTTCCTGAGACATATTGCAGAGGTAAATTAGAATATGAGAGTGGACTATCAATAACTACAAATGGTGGATTGGTTGTCGTATATCCAGATCCTGGATTTGTAATGGTTACGCCAGTAATATGACCATCTACAATAGATGCAGTTCCAATGGCAACTAGATTTGAACCACTAACACTTGAAGTGCCAATACTGACATTAACAGATGTTTGAATCCCTGCTCTATATCCAGATCCAGAATTACCGATAGAAACTGAAGAAATTGTTCCCAATCCAGAAACAATTGCTGTTCCACCTGCAGCAACTAGTGGTTGATATCCAAGACCTTCTTGAGAACCAACAGAAACGATAATTCCTCCTTTTGGAAAACTAGAAATTCCAACATCATTTGTTATCGTTCTAGATAATCCGGTAAAAGTAATAGAAGTAATTCCAGTGTTTTCGGATAGAGTAAAGTTATTTGCTCCGCCAGTAACTTGATATATGTCATTAATTAATACAATCGCACCTTCATTATCAATTCCAGTTACATTATTACCATCAGACTCTAAAGTAAATTCATTTTCTATACCATTGAATTGATTTGAAATATCATCAAAAATGTAGTTCTTGTAATATGTTTCATTAGTGGTATCTGGCTGAGCCGTTCTCATGAAACTTCTTCCTTGGAAGGTAGAACTTGTTGTTATACCTACATAATCTCTCTGATCAGGTGGATTAGTTGTAGATCCAATTGGAGTATTTCCATATGGTGCTTCAACAAAATTCAAAGAATTTCCAACAATGTTGTAATTTCCTATAACTTTTGTTACTAAATCACCAGTTGAAAGTCCAGTCTGGATAGTTGTTCCCATCCATCCTCTGCGAACCACAACTCTATTGGTAGTTCCTATACCAACTCCATCAACTTTCATTATTTCGTTTTCGACCTTAAGTAAGTCCCCACCAAAAATAGAATTTAAACTAGTTAATTCAATGGTATTATCTGTGCTTACTACAGCATCTTCCAACGTTGTTGTAACAGCAGTAGAAACAATTGGAGACTGAATAAGATTGTCAATAGCAACTAATACTTTTGGATTTTGATTTGTTGCAACAAACGAATGGGTAGCTCCAATTCCAGCAGCACCGACCGAAGTTAAGTTAAGAACTTTAGGTACAGACTTCAGAGCATCTTCTGCACTTCTAGAGAGTTGAATGGTATTATCATTAACTTTAACTACAAATACTCCCGTTGAAGGAAGTAAATTAGTTGTAACTCCAGTTACAGTAAATGTAGTCTGAGCAATACCAATTGATCCTGTATTTCCAATACCTGGTCCAACATATGCAATTTGTTCTCCAGTTACATAGAAGTGATTTGGAATTTCAATAGTATCTGAGGTAAGATCAATTACACTTCCAAAGAATGTTCTTTCAAAGATGTTGTCATTTTTGTGAGTTAAATTAAATGATCTCTTGATGTCTCTTTCAGTTCCAGTGTATTCGCCATATCCAGTCTCTATTGTTCCATTATTCAAACTAATTACGTCCTTCGTATCATCTTCAATCCTAAGAGCATTGGTATATACATGAACAGTTGCATCAATTCCTGATATTGGTGTAAAGAGAACTTGAGTGGTTGCAGCAAGTCCAACAGAGTTAGCAATTACTCTAGATCCAAAAGTTCCAAGACCAGAGTGAGTTTGAATATTTGCAAACTCAGTGTCAAATGTTTCTCCAGTTGATTCTCCTTCAATATGATCATCTACGACAAAATATTCTAAGAATTCATACCGATCATTTGTAGTATCATGAACTTGAATCATAAAATATCCAGCATCATATTTGTCTATCTCAGAAGAGATATGACTTGGATATTCTGCAACAACATTTTCAGTTGGTGATCCAGATGATGCAATATCAGTCATTGTAGATTGCAATCTGGCATGTTTTAGATCAAGTGTAGAGATACCAGAGGTTATGGAGGACAATCCAACGACAATAGTATTAACTACTGCATTTGTCCCTATTCCAGACGGATTGAAATCAAGTTTAATATTTGAACCATCCAAACGTGCAGTATAAGTTCCAAATCCAGTTGCGCTTATTCCTCCAAGAGAAGTAGTTAATTTACCATATTCTAAGATAGATACGTCTGTTCCATCATGAACGATGTTTAGTTCTTGAGCCTCAAACTCATTTGAATTAAATGTTGCAGTGTTTCCAAAAGATGGGTTGCTAACATCTGGAGCAATTTCAACAAGAACCTTCAAGGAGTGATATGTATTACCAATACTGACAATATTAGCAGTAGTTCCAGAACTTACGATTACACTTTCTGAGTCAATTAAGACTCCTCCAATAGAAGTGGATCCTGTGCTAAGATAATTATCATTTAAATTATAGGAAATTGTTGTAATATCATAATCATTTACTGATGATCTATTTGGGTAGAATAATAACTGACCTTCTGTACCAGATATTGAGAAATCAAAAGATCCTTGATCATATACAGTTTCTATTCTTGCATATTGGTTAAGATATCCAAAAGTTCCATCATGAATAAGATCAACAATTAAAGCCTGCCTTTCTTGAGTAAATCTTTTGTCTCTCAAATAAGTAAAATACTTTCTAAATCTAAAATCTTCTAGATTGAAATTGTTAAGTACACTAAAAGCAGTTGCTCTAGGACTATTATTAAATTCTGGACTTATATCATCAATAGAAAGAACTCTGTTTCCAAATGACTCCGTAAAGTCGGTTAATATTTTATTATTGAGGGAAATCTCATCAGAAAGAATTGTACCGTCAGAAAGTTTTAAATTATTTTCTGTAGCAATATCAAAATCAAATACGCAATTTGTATCAATAAATCCATCCAAACTACTTACGATAGTTACATCAGTCAATTCTGTAGAAATTCCAACCTGTATTGATTGATCTAGATTCGTTGATTCAATTTGAAGATCACCAAACTTTTTATACCCAAGAGTATGATTTACGGAAGATACAACATTTTTCCAAGTATCAAATGGAACAGTACTCTTTAATGAGTAAGAGAAATTTTGATAATAAAAACTATCTTGCAATCTTTGTATATTATCATTTAAGAATCCTGATCCAGTTTGATTACC